GATCGCGTAGGAGACTGCGATAATCATCCGCCGCGGATCGACGAGAGCGGCGATTGCGCCGGCCTGGAGGGTGAACAGGAACATCGGCAGCGTCGTCGCCACGTGCACCATCGATACGTCGAGCGGGTCGAGGTCGAGCGTGTCGATCAGCGTGTAGCTACCACCAGACGTGTCGGCCTGCTGGACGAGTGCCTCTGTCCACGGTGTCGTCGTTGCGTGCCGGCGGCGTGTAGTCCGTGAATGAGAGGACGGTCGTCATCTACGCGTTCTCGAGCGCCTCACGCAACTCGTCCTTGCTCATCGCCGCGTTCGCTGGACTGATGCCGCGCTCCTTCGCCAGGTCGAGCAGCTCCGCCTTCGTCAGGTCTGTCAAATCGTCTGCTTCGTCAGTAGCCGACTCCTCGACCGTCTCGACTTCCGGCTCTTCCTGCGTGGGATGCGTCGCCGTCTGCAGACCCGAGAGATGATGCGAATGGGTTGGCTCCGGCGGTTCACCATCCGGGTTGTAGTGGCCCTGCTCGCGACGGTCCCTGTACGGCGTCATCTACTTCCCCTTCTGCATCGTGTGCGGCTTCGGCGGAGCCTTCGGCGCCACCTTCTTCGGCGGCATCAGCCCCTTCACGTTCGCTGACACTGTGGACGTTGGCATCGAGTACATCTGGCTCCCTTCAAGTAGGGGAGGCCCAGCCTGCGACGGAACTGGACCTCCCCTTTCCCTCGCCTCTTACCTACGAGGCTGCCGAGATCAGCGAGAACGAACCCGGATCGACAACGACGGCCTGGAAGGCGCCGATGAGGCCGACCTCGAGGCCACCGATGGCCGGCTCGACGACGCGGAGCTCGACCGGGGCACCGGGCGTCTCTGCGACGAGGAGGCCGTCCAGGTCACAGACGATCGCCGTGCCCGAGTCGAGGCCTCTCGACACGATCACGTTCAGCGGGCCGATGTTCTGGCCGTTGACGCTGATGAAGATCGGCTGCGGCGTGCTGGTGAGCCCGATCAGGTAGCCGTACACGTCCGGTGCGAGCAGGATCGTGTCCGCGATGCGGTGCGAGATCGAGTACACCTTCGCGTAGCCCTCGCCGACGGCCTTCAGGAACGCGGTGAAGTCCGAGGTCCCCATCGTGAACACGTCCGAGATGACGTGGGTGAAGCCGTCGTCGATCACCTTGTCGGCTGCGGCCGTCTCCGTCTTCAGCGCGTAGTCCGCTGCGACGAGGTCGAACCAGAGCTGGAGGGCGTCCGGCGTCGACCAGTTGATCGCCTGCCAGGAGAGGTCGCCGCCGCCGAGGTAGGTGACTGCGGGCGACGTCTTCATGCTGACGACCATGCCGGTGTTGCCGGCCTCCGTCTTCTCCGAGGCCTGCACGGCCACGACCGGGCGCGTGTCGACGGACGGGTACGTGATGGTGCCCCGGATCAGTCCGGTCGACGGTGCCGCGGCGACGAGCGGCCGTGACTTGTCGATGATCTGGAAGATCTGGGCGATGTGGTCGGGCGGGTTGAGGCCCGCGACGTTCGAGGAGAGCGTGTTCGCCGGGGTCCGCTTGAGCAGTTCGAGCCGCTCACGCGCCTTCAGCACTTCCGACTGTCCGCCTGCCTCCTGCGCGATCCGCGAGCAGATCGTCGTCTCCTTGCTCAGGATCATGTCGCGCGCGTACGAGGCGAAGTCGCGGTACAGGATCCCGTCTTCGGTCTGCTGGACGGCTCCGTCTTCGAGGCCGGCGAGCAGCTTGCGCGTGGCGAGCGACTTCTTCTCGGCCTCCTTGTCGGCGGCGAGATCGTCCGTCAACTGCTCGCACTCGGACCGGATCGCCTGGATCCGCTCGCGGTACATGACGACCTGATCGTTCTCCGCGTCGAGCATCGTCTTGTCGTCGCGCGTGTTGACCGTCTCGGTCAACTCCGCCCACTTGCCCTGCACGATCTTCTCCTCGTCGAGCAGCCGCTCGATTCGGATCTGATGCGGCGTGGTCACGCCCATCGTCCTACACCTCCAACTTGGATTGACATTGACTTTTCCGCTGGCGGGTGTCGATGTCGGAGGTGCCGGCCGAAACCGGGGTGTCCGTTGGCTCGAGGTGCGCCCTGTCTGCGGTCACGATACTACCCTGCTTGGCTGGTCGAGTTGAACGAGTTGAGGATCCGTTCCAACGTCGCCTTTGCCGTGTCGCGCTCAGCCTGCGTCGCGTCCTGCGGGTCCCCCTGACCGATCCGTGACAGCGCCGCCCGGACACCGTTGACGTTGATCTCGCCGGTCGGCTCCTTGTACGGGAGGTGGCAGGCGCTCTTCGTCTTCGGCCCGCCGGACGGGTTCAGGTCGATCGCGGACGCGGCACAGTACGCCTCGGCTGTCGAGAACCGGGATGCTGCACCGTCCCACGCGATCTCCGTGTAGGCGCGTGCCAGCATCAGCGTCATCTCTTCGGGGACTCGAATCCCGAGCGACATCATCCGGTCGATCAACACCTGGTCGGGTGCAGGCGGCAGCATCGACTCGTCGATCGTCACCGGCTCCTCACGCAACGCCAGGATCTCCGCCTTCGAGTAGGCGGGCCCGACGGCGAGCGCAACAGAGTCGAGGTGCGCCTTGACGCGCTGCATCACGCCGTCCTTGGTGCGCGTGTTCCTGATTGGTGCGAACTCAGCCGATACGCCGTCGTAGCCTCCGTCCTTCACGAGCTCCAACGCCGTGTCCGCCTCCGGCGTGTTCAGGAACCGGAACTCTGCTTCGACGCCGCCACTCGACTCGCGCAAACTGACACCGCGGCCGACGACACCCACGACACCCGACTTGCGGGCACCGGACGCGTCGATGGAGGCATGGTCAGTCCGCAAACGGACACGATGGGCGGCGTTCATCTGCCGCTCGAACACGCCGGGGACGAACTGCTCCTGGTATGGCCGGAAGTCCGGCGGGTCGGCGACCGTCGCAACCTCGTCGAACGGGACGACCCTGACCGTCAACGTGCGACCGTCCAACGCTTGTGACTCGACGGCGAATGTGCGGACGAGAACCTCGCGTCCGGTGTGGTCGGCGCCGTCCTCGAGCTGCACTACTTCGCTCATCGCTTCCCTCCTATCAAGGTCACAGGTGCATGACCGTTTTGGGCCGGCGAAGCTTTCGCCGTCGGTGGTTCAGCCGCCTGCGGGTCAGTCTCCGTACCGCCCGGAGCGTCACTCGCCTCTGCTGCGGCCTGACTGTTGTGGTCGGTGTCGGTCGCCAACGGGGACGCAGCCTGCGCCGTGTTCTGCGGTTCAACCTGCAGGAACGTGTCGGCCGCGTCGAACCACACCCACTGACCGGACGGCAACGCCTGAGCCGTCAACGCGTCAGCGATCCGTTTCGCCATCGGCCGCAACTCGAACCGCCACCACTGGTCACCGAGCATCGCAGGGTTCTGGTAGGTGAGGCTCGAGTTGCCGCGGCCACCGCCGACCGTCATGTTCAACAGGATCGCCGGAATCCCGAACGCCGTCGCCAACGCCAACGCGTTGAAGTCCTGCGTCTCCAGGAGAGCCATGTCTTTCGGCGACCACGGCTGCGACACGAAATCAAGTCCCGGCGGCAACACAGGCGGGGCACCGTTCCGCGACTGCGTCTTCTCCATCCACTGTTCCTGCAGGTTCGCAGCCTGCTCCGCCGTCACCTTCCGGTTCGGGTCGGTGATCTTCAACACCGCCTTCGGCACGCCGCCAGTGTTGACCTCCATCGCCAGATTCCCGGCAGCCAACAAACCCCAGGCGAGCTGCGCGTACGACCTGATCGCGCTCGTCCCATGCGCCAACCAGGCGTCACAACCAGGGTCACGATCAATCTGGATCACGTCGGCCGGGTCCAACTTGATCCCCCCCAGGCTGTAGCAGCGCGCACCGTCCTCATCCCACAACGGTTCACACCGTGCAGCCGGGATCCGAGTGAACGTGCGCGGATACCCGTCCGCGTACCGTGACGTGACGTACATCAGGCACCAACCCCACGCGTAAATGTCACGGACGAGCGCCTGGATCAGAGAACCGACACCGTTCGGGTAGTAGGTCGGGTCAGGGTTCGACACCCACGCCGGCTCCGTCACCGTCTGGGAGTTGCCAGGGTCGAACCGCATCGGCATCGACCCGATCTGCTGCGAGTTCATCTGCAAGCAACGGTTCGTGATCCAGACGCGTTCGGCGAGCAGACCGTTCCCAGGCCAGAAGATCTGGCCCTGCTCGTTCAACCCGTTCAGCGTCCACCAGGCCGGAATCTGCGTCGTCCACAACGACGCGTTCGTCCCCTCCAAAGGTTGGACGTCGCGCTTCAACAGCGACGAGTCGGCCATCTCGGAGATGCTCGGGCCGGTCAGGGCGCGGCCGATGCGGTCGAGCAAACCCATCAGCGGCGGCTAACGATCAGAAGCGCCAGATTGATGACGACCAGAATCAGGATCACGATCTCGAGCGTATGACTACCCATCAGAAGATCATCATCTCCTCGCGGTTCGCGACATCCCGGTCCACCATCGACCACAACGCAATCGACGACGCAATCAACGGGCCCGGATCAGTCTTCGACTTCGACCGTGACCACGCCCAACGGTCGACGAGCGGACGAGTCCTGGCGCCCTTCACGGAAGTCGTCAACTCGTCCTGACCGATGTGGACGAGCTCTTTCTCCTCGACCTCGTTCGCGAACATCGCGCACGCATCCGCATACTCGCCCGTCTTCAACCGTCGAACCGACAAACCAGTTTGCTCCTCAATTCGTGCAGCGATCGCGTTACCAGGACCGAACCCGTCACAGATCACCTCGACCACATCGTGACGTTCGCACAACTCTACGATCCGCTCCGGCACCCAACCCGTCCCGGCACGCGAGTTCACAACCTCAACCTGCTTCTTCCGGCCGCGACTCATCCCCGACGCAGCGATCGTCGTCCGCCGGCCAGGAGACACATCGAACGAGATGCAAACCGGATCGGCGAGCGCCGAATCCTCATCCTCACAGTCAGCCCACGACTCCATGTTGATCTCCGAGTTGCCGACCAGATCCGGGTCCGGGTAGTCGCCCACATTCAACAGCTCCGTGATGAACTGGCGCCAACCGAGAGCCTTCATCTCCTTCAACATGTGATCCTCGCGGACGCGGCCATGCGCCATCGCCCAGTTCACCGACCGCCAAGCATCCGGGTCACGCACAACATCCTCCGGCACCTCATCAGGAGAATCGAAGTCGAGCGAATACTCGTGGTAGACGAGAGACTCCTCATCCGCCGCGAGGCCGCGGTCACGCAACCGAGTCCAGACGATCGCATGGTCG